TAAGGGGGTAAAAACGAAATGTGATTAGTTGGAGATTGGAAGTAATTGAGAGTGTGGAAGTTGAGAAAATTGATGGGAAAACGAAATGTGACATTAGGTTAACATCGGGTTAACATTTGAGGAGGATTTGAAGGGTGGTGTTTGAGTGGTGTTTAACTTGAGGGGCTTGAAAGGGAGCGAAAAGTTAACGCCGGCTGAAGAAAATGATGGAAGCAGTCTATAAAGACCGATTTGACGGTTATATAGGCCGCTTTTATTGTATCCGGTAGTCTGGGCGGTCTGGCGTTAAAAGAGCCCTAAAAAGACGTTTAAATCGTCCGGATGGTTATTCCGATAATAGAGCCTTTATCCCTCTTTACAGATGGATGAAAAAATCGGCAAAAATAGAGAGGGCTTACAAATGGACTTACGAAAGGACTTACATTGTAAAAACGAAATGTGTCTAATGGGCTTACATAAGGACTTACAAAATTTGTCAAAAAATGACCTTATAATCGCAGGAAACTAACCGAAATTAGCTTGAAATTGCATTAAAAGTGCCGTATAAGTACCCCAAAATGCACATTATTTTATGATGAAAAACCGCATAATCGCTTGAATAGTAACGAAAAAGCATTCAAAGGGCATTCAAAAAGCGTGTGTGCGGTATAAAAGAAGAATCACGGGATCGATAAAAGATGCCGTGACTCTACCTTATTATATGTGATTTGCTTACTCTATCGTGTGGAATGTGATGGAGGCCTTGACAATGGCGAGTGCGTGAATACTTTCGAGCGGAATGTCTTTCGGCTGGAAGCGTTCGTTCTGGCTTACCAGTCGGATGTAGTCCGGGCGATCTGACTTCTGGACATACTTGACAACGGTGAATGTGTCTCCGCCGGCTTCGAATGAGAGAAGATAGATCTGGCCCCAAAGGATACTGTCAAGGGTGAGCTCAAGTCTCTTGTAGATTATGATATCTCCGGATTTGAGCAGCGGTGTCATAGACTCTCCCCTGACATAGATTGCGCCATCAACCGGAGGAAGATTCGGAACACGAAGATAGTCCTCCGGGTTGATATGGTTGTCTGTGAATATGGCCATCAGACCAGCGGTCGCGCTCAAATCATAGAGAGGAATGTCCTGGACATCCAACTTCCGGTCTGTGCTCAGGGCGAATGTGTGAGCCGGCTTAACTTCAGAAGAAGATCTAAGCATCTCTCCTTCCCCTGTGAGGAGCCATTCAGGATTAATATCCGGATATATTGATAGAGTTTTCTCTAATTTATCGGTGCCTATAGCACCTCCAGTCTTAAGTGTCTTATTAAAAGAGGCATTACTCAAACCAATGCTCTTTTCAAATGCCGCTATGGATATCTTTTTGCAATCCATATACTCCTTTATTCTCCCAACTATCTTTGACATATTCTTGAAAAAACTCTAAATACTTTTTGTAAATTAGAGAAAACTCTATATATTTGCAAAAAGTTCACCTTGTGAACTCACGTTGCAAATATAGGCAAAAACGACAAACAACAGATATTATGGGAAAATTTATCAAAACATCGGTAATGCTTCGCGCCAAACTGGCAGAGCAGTTTGACGTGTCGGTAAACTGGGTCAAGAAGTCTCTGTGCTTCAAGACCAATTCGAAGACAGCCATCAAGATCAGGGAAGCCGCGCTGGCAGCCGGAGGAGAAGAACTGGAGACAAGCTTCTGCCCTGACTGCACTACAGAACACACACAGGATGAAATCATCCAGAAATTCAACAATGGAGTAGTGCTGACGATCAGCAAGAAGGACAGCAGTGCAGTGCTTATCCGCAAGGGTGAGGTTGTAAAGAAGTACCTCAATGTGACTTTTGACAAATGGGGGTTTCTGGTGGAACAGGCGAGTTTGATGGCGAATATAAGATAGGAGGAGCGGTTATGAATAATATGCGTGTTATTTCGGTTTGCGAATGCAAAAAGCAACTTGGCAAAGAGACGTTCTCTTTGCTTTATTCAAGAGGAATAATAAAAATGGTTTCTAAAGCTTATGTGTTATATTATTCTCTTCCTTTAAAGTACCGTCAGAAGGTAAGTCAATAAAATCATACTGCTTCATTTGGATAATCTTACTATTGACGAAGAGCAGATTTGAAGTGAGAACGAAAGTTTTGATTACCATACGATAATCGTTGGCAAAGAATGATTCTGGGCTGAAATATAATTCATACTGGCGGCAGCTAAATTCTCCATCCGTATAAATGTCAATAAGCTTCAAGCCAAAAGAAAAAGCATTACAAAGATGCCTTATCGACTCAAGTTCCAAAGAGTAATCTTCAGAAGATAAAGATTCAAGCCTTACTACTTCAACATCGACCAAGATATTACTGTCAGAATATTCCATCTTAATTCACTTTATGGAACAAAGATACAAATAATGTAAGATATATGAGGGTTCCGGATAGCATACTCACAGTCACTTACACCAATCTCACTCGCAGCGAAGACGGCGAGGCGGTAATGAGTACGCAATGTTATAAGAGTTTATTGCGTCGCCACCGCATCAATGTCGTCGTGCGTGGCGGTGGCCTTGGCAAGGTCGCCGAGGTGGAGTGGATGAGTCTGCCGGACAGGTTCAAGGTGAAGTATATCGCGAAGTATGGAGATCCGGAGGAGGCACAGCTAAGACAGAACAGTATGATAACATTCGATGAGAAAGCCCGCGTGTTCTTCGCGCAGTATGAGCTTCCGGACGGGAGTCCTCTGAAGGAAGACAAGCAGCAGGAATATATGGTGAACGCATCTGTGCTCAACAAGATGCTTGAGATGGAGACGGTGCAGCGCCGCCAGAGGGCACAGAGAGGAAACCGCACACCGGTGTCGTGGGAGAACATTATGGAGCAGTGCGAGCAGCTCCGCGAGAACTACGGCCATACTCTTCCGAAGAACGCTGCAAGACTTCGCGAGAAGATGCGCCAGTACAGCCGCGAGGGTTACGAGTGCCTGGTGAGCGGTAAGCTGGGCAATGCCAACACGACGAAGATCACCGACGAGGTGGCCGAATGGCTGCTTGCCCACAAGGCTTCTGTGAATCCAGTCTATACCGTGACGCAACTTCTCGACCTCTACAACAGCACGGCAGCGGAGAGAGGCTGGAAAGCCATCAAGTCCGCACAGACGCTAATCGAGTTCTTCGAGCGTCCTGACATCAAGCCTCAGTGGTATGCCGTGGAGCAGGGAGCGCAGAGGGCGAACAACCTTTTCCTGCGTCAGAACAGGACTGTGATGGCAAGCTGCCGTGATGCGCTCTGGAACATCGACGGAACGAAAGTGAACCTCTATTTCAAGTATTGGGATGAGAAGAGCCGCAGGACCAAGGTGGGAACCACGAGCTGCATCTACGTGATGGACGCCCACAGTGAAGTTTTCGTCGGATGGTATATATGCGAGAGCGAGACCTTCCAGACTACATACGAGGCGCTGAGGAACGCATTCGAGAGAACGGGCTTTATGCCTTACGAGCTCGTATCCGACAACCAGGCGGGCTTCACTTCGAAGGCGGCGCTGCGCTGGAGGGCGAAACTGGAGACCATCTCCCACACCACCACTCCGGAGAACGGCAAGTCCAAGACGATCGAGTCTGCATTCGGACGGTTCCAGGCGGAAGTTCTGCACAGGCATATCAACTATACCGGCGGAAACATCACGGCCAAGAGCGCGAAGACGAAGGTGGACGTGGCGAAAATCATCCAGAACGTGGAAGCGCTTCCGACCTATGAAGAAGTCCGCGCCCAGAACGAGGCTGACATCAACATCTGGAACAGTCTTCCTCATCCGAAGTTCGCGGGCAAGAGCAGAATGGATGTTTACCGCACCTCTGTCAATCCTCAGGCAATCGCACTGACTGACATCATCAGGGAGAAGGTATTCTACATCGCCACGGAGAAGGCTTCGACGTTCAGGGCGAGCGGCATCGAGGTGACGCTGAAGGGAGAGAAGAGAGTGTATGAGGTCTTCAGCGCACCAAACACTCCGGACCTGGAATGGAGGAGGAAGAACACGGGACGCGAGTTCGTGGTGGAGTACGACCCTCACGACCTTTCAAAGGTGCGCCTATGCATCGACGACCCGAAATATGGTCTTCAGTTCAATACCTGGGCAGAGCCTTATATGATGATTCACCGTGCGATGCAGGACCAGGTCGAGGGCGAGCGTTCATCCATCATATCGACGCTCAACGCCAACAAGAAGGAGATTGTCAGACGTGATCTTCAGACACGTGCCCTTCAGATGAAATACGGAGTGGGTTACGAGAGCGCGGGATACAATGCGCCTCATCCTCAGGGAGTGAGCCGGACGGAGTATCTGAGGTTCGCGGAGGAGATAAGGGCGGAGGAACAGAGTGGAGAACGCAAGGAAGAGCCGGTGCGCGAGCCGCTTCCGGATTCGGTAGGACAGGTGCAGAAGGCGCAGAGCAATTTCGACATCATCGAGGCGCTGAACAGACTATAACATTTCCGGCATAGCTCAATGGATGAAGAGCAGCGGGTGTGACCTTGACGGAATGGGCACACATCCAGCGACGGAGGTTCGATTCCTCCAGCCGGACCAATACAAACAAACACACAAACATTATGGCAAAGCTAAATGACACACAGAAAAGGGAAATCAGTGAGAATCTGAGAACCTATGTAGGCCGTTATTCTTCTCAGAACAAGGCGGCAAATTCGCTCAAGGGCGTGTCGAGCGCGACCGTCAGCAGCATTCTCAACGGGAACTGGGCGCTCATCAGCGATGAGATGTGGATGAAGGTGCAGTCGCAGATCTTCTCCTCCAGAGGCTGGCAGCTGTATGAGACTGTGGCTCATCAGAGCCTGATGCTCTATTTCCTCGACTCGCAGGAGGAGAGCAGCGTGGTGTGGATTACCGGTCCGGCAGGCATCGGCAAGAGCACGGCGGCAGCACAGTATGCCGAGTCCCACAAGAACGTCTTCCTGCTCACTTGCAGCAGCGATATGACCAAGGCCGACTTTGTCGGTGAACTGGCTTCGAAGATTGGCATCCGCACCAACGGGATGACGGTGCGCGAGACATTGAGGTCGATATTCAGCGAACTGGTGAAGATGGAGAGTCCGCTGCTCATATTCGACGAGGGCGACAAGCTGGCCGACAGCGTGCTCTATTATTACGTCTCCCTGTACAATGCCCTGGAAGACAAGTGCGGTATGGTGTTCCTCTCGACGAACTATATGGAGGAGAGGATGAGACGCGGTGTGACGAGAGGTCGCAAGGGTTACGACGAGCTGGAGAGCCGTATCTGCCGCAGGTTCGTTCCGCTGAATCTCGTGAGCGCCGCCGAGGTGGAAGGCATCTGTATCGCCAACGGAGTGACAGACAAGAACGCCATCAGGAATGTGGTTGCGGAGGCACACAGTTGTGGCAATGACCTGCGCCGTGTGAAGAAGTCCGTGCACAAGGAGCTCCGCAAGAAGGCTGTTCAAGAAGGATTTGAAAAATAGTCTAAAACCGTTCAAACGATATTCAAATGCCACGTTCACTCACAGCTAAAGAGATTCTGGGCATACGCCGCAAGACCATCACCCTTGAGGGAGAGTGGGGCAGGTGCATCGGCACGATGGACCGCTCCGGAGTGGTTTTCTTCTGGGGAAATTCGGGCAACGGCAAGTCTGCGGCAGTCATCTCCCTGTGCAAGGAACTGACCAGATTCGGCAAGGTGCTCTTCATTACTCTTGAGGAGGGGTTCTCGCTCTCTTTCCAGAACACTCTGAAGAGGTTCGATATGTATTCCTGCGGGAGCAAGTTCCAGGTGCTGGAGTCCGCCACTCCGGATGAGCTTGTCGAGAGGCTGACCAAGCCGAGAAGCCCCGAGTTCATAGTCATTGACTCTTACCAGTATATGGGAATGACTTACAGGGAGTATCTGGAGTTCAAGGGCAGGCTGAAGAACAAGCTGCTGATATTCGTCTCCCACGCGGACGGCAGGCAGCCGGCAGGACGGGCGGCGAGGTCGGTGAAGTATGACGCGATGCTGAAGATATGGGTAGAGGGTTTCGTGGCGTTCAGCAACGGCCGATTCATAGGCGAGACGGGCAAGGCGGTAATCTGGAAGGAGGGGGCGTGGAATTATTGGAACACCAAGACTAAGGAATCAAATGAGTTCTATTATGAAAGCGATGGAAAAAAAGACGAAGAAGAATGACTACTCTCGGTTTTATGCTCTGCTGAAGCAGAATCCGATGCTTGAGAAGGATGAAATCGTGAGCCAGTTCACGAATGGCCGCACGACTCACGTCTCACAGATGAGCCGTCAGGAGTTCATCCGGATGTGCGACGCTCTACAGTATGGCAGCCCTACCGAGCAGAGAGCCCGCGAGCTGTCACTGAAGAGGGCAAGGAGTGCGGCGCTGCTGCGTATCGGAAGGCTCGGTATCAAGACGATTGACAACTGGGACGGCATCAATGCTTTCGTGTCGAGTCCGAAGATAGCAGGCAAGAAGTTCTACGATATGAGTGTGGATGAGCTCAACTCCCTCGTGCGCAAGCTGGAGTCCATCATCCGGAGGGGCGGTCTGAAGAGTATGGAGGAAGAGGAGCGGAGGAGCGAGAAGCGGAAGGAGGTGGTGGAGAAGTCGGCCGAGGCGATGAGCACGATGGCGATGGCGCTGGCGGAAGCAAGGATCGTGGAATCGAAGTTAAAGACAAGTAGGACATCAAGAGAGAGGATGAGTTGATATGAAATGGTATTGGTACATTCCGTTCGTGTCCCGGATAATGGACAGGCGGTGGGAGCGCCAGTGTTGCGCAGCACTGAAAAGGGAATATTCAAGATTTATGTTTAAACAATTCTAATAACAGACGTATTATGGAAGAAAACACGACAATGGCCGTTGAAATGACGGCGGATGAGTTTGCCAAGTTCAAGGCATTCCAGCAGAAGCAGCTCGAAGAGCAGCGCCAGGCCGCAGAGAAGAAGATGCGGGAGAACTACAGGGAGATGGTGGATGACGCCATCGAGTCTATGATGCCTAACCTGAAATCGATTTCGGAGGATCTTGCTACGTACAAGAAGAAGGTCTTCGATGAGTTCAAGGCGGTCATCGACATCAAGGAGGAGATGTTCAAGCTCAACAACAAGGAGCTCGACAATCAGTCACACACATTCACAAACACGGCAGGCACCAAGAGGATTGTCCTCGGCAATTACGTGACAGACGGTTATCTTGACACGGCTGACGACGGTATCGCCAAGGTGAAGGCTTACATCGGTTCGCTTGCCAAGGATGAGGATTCAAAGGCTCTCGTGTCGATGGTGATGCGTCTGCTTGCCAAGGATGCGAAGGGCACACTGAAGGCTTCGAGAATCATCCAGCTGCGCAAGATGGCGGAGGAGTCCGGCTCTGCGGATTTCATCGACGGGGTGCGCATCATCGAGGATGCCTATCAGCCGCAGGTGTCCAGGACGTTCCTCAAGGCGTACACGAGGGACAAGGAGACTGGAGCGTGGGTGCAGATTCCTCTGGGAATGACTGAAGCATAGGAGGTGAGGCTATGGTAACATTGACAGAAGAGGAGAAGAGGTGCCTGAAGGATCACCTTGAGAAGAATCTGAGGAATGCGGCTGAGGACATAGGCCACCTTGTGCGTCTGAACAATTCGAGGGAGCCGGAGCTGCGGGTGGACACGTTGGCGTCCAGTTTCAGCGATGACGGAGGATTTCTGGTCGTCTGCGGCTCGGCTCACCGGATGGCAGAGAACTTCAAGGAGTTCTTCAGGGAGAGGCCTGAGTTCAGGGCAGTAGTCCAGGATGTATTGAGGGATATGTATAAAGTTGTTGACAGATAGAGAATGAAAGAGCAGAAACAATACGACTTCACTGGTGCACTCAAGACGATCCAGACAGACACCGTCGAAGCAATGGTCAAAGAGTTGCAGGCACTTGAAAACGATGGCGGCGAAGTGATTCATATCACCGCCATCGTAATGACAGTGAAACTATCGGATCCCCTTTAATGCTTTGGAAATATCCGCTTCGACAGCCTTGGCGATTGCATCTTTACACTCTGCAATGACTTTGCTTCTGAAGTTGTCGCAACAACAGGAAACAGTGAAGCCGGATGAAGTGAATGATAGTTTTGGATGTTCTCCGTGTACCGGACAAGTCATACGCTCTATTGAGCTTTTGACAGAACGTTGAATGGTTAAAGATAAGTGAGTCATAAGTTTTATCTCTTAGCGAGCAAAGATAATCAAAATGGGAAAGAAAGGAAGAAATAGACGCCTGATTGAGGCGAGAAACAGGAAGATAGCCCAAAGGTATTACTATTGGACCGAGGTCAAGAGACTCCGGTTCGATGATGCCGTGAAGGAACTTTCGGAAAACGAGTTCTTCCTTTCCGAATTTATGATTTGGCAGATTCTGAAGAAGACTTCGGCGCCGAACACTCCGAAGGAATATGCTCCGAAGAAACAGCAGTCGAAGTCTTCAGATGATCAGCTCACTCTTTTCCCGGAAGAGGTGACACCTTGATTTTGAGTTCTTTCTTCGTAGTCTCCGGCAGGCACATTTCTGTCACTTCGAGAGTATAGGAAGATTCGTAAACCTTTATCCCGTGGTTCGCAGTGAAGAACCTTGAGGATGTCCTTATGAGAGCTGAACCGCAGCCGATGCAATGACCTTGCAGGAGCCGGTGCAGCTCTCTTCTTTTTTCCTCCCGGGAGAGAATCTTTCCGGTAGTGCCGGAGTTGTAGTGGGTGTCGTCGTAGCAGTCGATGCAGAGACGGACACTGACGGTGCAGAGTCCCTTTTGCGACAGTCCTCCGATATTTTCCCAGGATGTCTCCGGAGCGTCGATGAGGACTGCGGGAAAGATTAGGGGATAGGACTCCCTGCTGTCGTCGAGCATTTCAAGCTGGCCATAGTCTTCGTCCACAGTGCGGATGTCCGGCATATTGTTGCCTATGAGTTCTATGATGTCGTTAAGAAGATGTTCCATTATTTCAGTTTTTTAATGTATTTTTCAAATTCATTGTTAATGATGTCGGAGACAATCTTGTCAACCTGAGGGGACGGGCCGAGGAAGCGTCTCTTCGGAATCTTGATTTTTCGCCCCGGCTTCTTTAGGGCCATAGCCTTCCAGAACTCCGCCTCTTTCGGGATTTCCTTTTTCTTGCCCTGTTTCTTTCCTCCTCCGGATTCATAGTATTTCGCCCAGAAGAATTTCTTCATCTTGGCGGTCACCCTTGCCTCCGCTCCTTCGTTATGGTAGGCGGCGTAAGATTCGGTGTTCCGGATGGTGACCTGTGCGTTTCCCGGCACATAGTCGGTGCTGCTCATCAGATGGGTGGACTTGCTGAGGAGAGGTCCGTATGAGCCTGCCGCACCTTTGAAGGGAACGTCCTGCCTCTTTGTCCGCTTCCATTGGTCACCATAGAAGCCACCGCTGCGGAAGTTCTGCCGGACGGAAGACACGACCTCCTTGCCGACCTTTACGGGGACGACTCGCGAGCGGATGTGCATCAGGTCTTTAACTGCCTGTCGGACTTCTTTTTCGATATTGTTAGATGACATTTGGAAAAGTGAAAAATGTTTTGTTATTTTGTAATCGGATGCGAGTGCTTAAAAGGCGCGATAACTTCAAGCTGCACCGTCCATATTGAGCCATAGAGAAATCTATGGCTTTAGTCTTTTAAGGGCTTCTATCAGTGTACCTTTGTCTAAGATTTCCTTAGTTATATCTACGGCTTTCCCATTCAATACAACATAACAATGCTCTATTAAGTTTTGTTCAAAATCAGAATATCTCCACTGAATATGGGTTGCAAGACGCTTGTTATTTACACGTTGCATATGCAAATCAAGATCTATTACCACAGCTTTGCATCCTTGTTTTATTGCTCGGTTGAAGGAATTTGAAATTCCCTGTTCGCTTTGAATACCCTTACGGTCGGCGATTAGCCCGTTGATTATATATTCCGGGTTCTTTACGCCAACTGCATTGACGTGTTTGCGGATTACGGCTGTCATATCCGGAAAAGAATCAAGCAAAGAGCCGAGACATCTCTTATTTTCTACCAGCTCATTTTCATCGGCGCCTTTGCATATTTTCATTCGTTCACCATATTTCGGCTCGAACTCGTATTCATTAGGCATTTCATTTTTTGCCTTCATATCCCGTATTGCTTGAGCGCACGCCTGACAAGTTGCACAGTCTCTCTTGATGTTGAAGAATCCGTCCAGCCTGTTTCTGAATTTCTTGTTGAACTGACAGTTTCCGCAGTCTTTCGGGAAGTACGGATGGTCTTCGCTGAAGAGCTTGCCCGTGACTCCGGGGTTGCCTTTCAGTCCACGGCTTGCGGTCTCGGTCTTGTCTTCAGTCACTCCGAGGTCGTTCACCGGTTCATCGGTCTGCTCGCAGGTGCACTTGCATCCCCAGCGCTCTCCCGGATGGTGATGGTCCCAGAACGGATCATCTACAGGCAGGGTGAGTTTCTGAGTCCAAAAACGGGCGTGGACCGGATCGGGGTTTGCCGAGGTGGTAGGCATCCAGCGGAGGTTCGGATAGACGTCCTTCTCCGCCTCGAAGTGTTTCCAGTCGGCTGCTCGATGCGCACGGATGATGGCCGTGTTGTACTCGGTGTTCAGCCATTGGTCGCAGTATTTGCCGGTGAGCGGCTCGACATCCTTGCGGAACTGATGGAAAGATTTGAGTTGTCCCTTGTCATCGGTCATCTGCCTGGCAATGGCGTTCTGCATACTGTGTGTTCTGAATGCAGCGAATACTTCGTTATTGTGCCTTATCTCCTCAAGGAATCCGTCGGTGATGGCCTTTTCGTCATAAGCTTCGGAGATGCCTCTTGCGGCGGCACGGTTGAAGATTCTCAAGGTCTCCCGGAAGATGTCCCTCTGGATGTCGTTCTTGACATTGAATCCGTCGAAGATTGCTTCCAGTCCTCGCGTCAGCGCTTCCGGACTGAATGTTATGTGATGTTCTGCGGAGTTGGTGAAACCGCCGCATCGCTCGCACGTGTCGGCATAGAGGGAGTCAACCTGTGCGATGAAGGACTCATCTACAGCGCCCCTCCTTCCGGGGCTAAACCGAAAAAATTCTTCAGCCGGTTGGTGATCTGTCCCGTTTCCTCTCCTTCCCGCTTTGGAGGGTTGCTGAGACGCTCTGCCGTGAGTTGCTCCAGCTGCGCCCTCATCTCCTCCTGGCGAGCCTTTTCAGCCGCTTTCTGAGCCTTCATCTCATCGTAGGCTTCAGGCTTCTCGATGTTGAAAGTCTCGTACAGGTAGTCGTCGGAGATTGGCAGTCCCATAGCGTTGAGTTTCTCGACGATGGCAATCTGGGCGGTGGTGTCGATGTTCTTCGATTCCACGTAGGTGAACTTGCCGCCACGGACATTGAAGCCCAGACTCTCGAAGATGTCCGTCATCTCGTAGTTCAGGACATTGAGGATGTACTGACGGTCTTTCTTCTGCTTCTTGTTCTCCTCTTCGGCGTGGACGCTTCCGAGCGCCTCGCTGCCCGTGCTTTGTGCTGCGGTGGTGAGGGTGTTGCCGAGGACGGCAATGGACATCTCGATGTTGCAGGTCTCGTTGAATGCCTTGAACAGTTCGGAGCTGCCCTGCTTGGTGGCGGAGTCGATGATATTGAGGTTGCTGTCCTTCGGGTGGATGTACACGGCATTGGCTCCCTGCCTGCGGGCATCGCGGATGAGCCTCTGGCGTGTCTCCTCGTCTCCGGCGTCGTAGGTGTACTCGCGGATAGGAATGCCGAATATCTGGCAGTAGTTCGCCCAGTCTCCGAAGTTGCCTCTCTTGTAGAGCACCATCGGGACTATCTTCGCCATCAGTCCGAGGTCGCGGTCTCCCTTGCCCACGTAGAGGATGTTGTCGAAGTTCTCAAGAGGCTCGCCTGTGCTGTCGTACTCGTATCGGAGGATTTCTCTCCGGACGGGGTCGAAATGCTTGTAAGGGACTTTGTAGTAGCTTATCCACTCTCCATCCTTGACGAACTGGAAGAGTCCGTATCCGTAGAACTTGGTCATCAGTATGTCTTCGACAAAGTCGGAAAACCACGGAGCCTGTATCTGCTCGTTGATGATGTCATCCGGCTTGCCGTTGCGGCGGAACTCGATAGGAACGAGCGACACTCCGTCCTTTCTCTTGTCGATGAGTCCGGAGAGGTGCAGGTCCATCATCGCCGACTCGTACATATCGTAGAGACGTGCACGGTTGTAGCAGTCGATTGCAGAGGCGCTGTTGTACGCCTGCATAAACTTGTTTATGTCGAAATGGAAGACTTCCGGCGACTGGAGTATGATGTCCAGCTGCCGTCTCTCTTCGGTCAGATTGCTTGTCTGTGTGATGCCGCCCTCATAGATGCGGCCCTTCTTGTTATATTTTGCTTTGCGTGCCATATAGAGCTGTTTAAATGGTATTTGAACGGTGTTTATAGATAAGTCTCGCGGTGGGTGTCGCTGGTTATCTGCCAGGGGTTGCTGCTGTCCTCCTCGCTTTTGCGCGGAGCCCCGTCGATGGTGACAAGGCCCTTGGCGACTTCCTTCATCCAGGTGACCGCTCTTTCGTATCGGTCTTTCCGGATATCCGAAATCTTGTAGGGGTTATGGAGGCAGAAGATATGATATACCGCGATGTCGAGGCACATCATAAGGATGAGCGGATGCCTGTCCGTTCCTCTTGCGGAGAAGATGGCTTCCGTGTCGTAGAACTTCGACAGGTAGGACTTCATTTCGGAGACCGCCCTGTCTTCGCATATTTCTATGAGTATAGGGTCTGACTGTGCGTCGCCCTTGAGCAGCGAGTCAAGTATTTCCCTGTGGATGGATGCGTCATAGTCGCGCATTTCGATGAAATTGTCCATATTATCAGAGTCTGTTGTCATTTGATGATACTGAATTAAAGTCTATGGTGTCGATGACAGCCTTGCAGCTGCGCATCTTTTCGTCGATGATGACTATTGCGCTCTCGATGCAGTCTGGACCGTCGGCGGGATACGGGAGCGAGAGGTCGAAGAGGGTGAACTGGTCGCGGAGTTCCTTCATATTCGGGTTGTCCTCCAGGTCTTCGTTGAAAATCCAACGTCCCTCCCTGTCGATGGGTTCAAGCCGTGCCTCGATACGTGTGGCCTTGTCGGCTTTCTTGCGGTCGTCTCCGATGAGGTGGAGAGTGAATGGCTTGGTGCCGTTCTTCTCTCTCACTATGGGCTTTATGACCTGCTCGAAGAACGGGTCCTGAAGGCTGTTGTTCTCCTGGAAGCAATAGACGGTCGTCTGCATTCCTATCCGCTCAAGCAGCGTGTAGTACCAATCGACGTAATTGGCGTTCGTCTCGCGGGCGCAGAAGCCGTCGATGATGTAGTATGTCCCCTTGTATTGTCCGACGGCCCACACTGCCTTGTACGAGTTGCTCTTGTCCTTTTTGTTGGAGTAGGACGGGTCGCCGTAGATGACGATGAACTTGAATTTCTTCAGTGACGGGACTTTGCCGAAAGGCAGATTCGTGAAGACCTTTCCCTCGCAGATGGGATTGTTGTTGTACTCGCCCTCGTATGTCTTCTTGGAGACGGAGCTGCGGATTCGTTCAATCTTCTCCGGGGTGTTCTTCTGCGGCCAGGTGCTGTTGCCGTCCTTGTCGGTGAGGTTGATGATGTCCCAGTGGTCCGCCATCTTGCCGGCGCGTCCGACACAGGTGTCTTTCGCGATGATGTTGCCGGCCCAGAGCACAAGTGTCGGCTCGGATACTGAACGTGTCGGATAGTATGCCTTCTCCCACCAGTCCCACTTCTTGTCGAGGACGGACGGGTTGCGGCAGTCCTGGTCAGTGTCGTAGTCGTCGGTGAGCAGGATGTCCGGTCTCACGTTCTCGTTCCTGCTGCCTCGCGGCGCCTGTCCTGCGCCCACGGCGGTGAACGAGGCTCCGTTCTTCAGTACGAAGTGTTCGTCCGTCCAGTCGCCGAGGTTGACCTGGTCCCCATAGAAAGCCTTCAGTCGTCCATTGGCTTCGAAATTGGCGAGGTACGGCTTGAGGAGTTTCTTCGCGGCATCCCCCGTGGCGGCTGCGAGCATCACGTTCTTCTTCTGTCCTGTAAGGACGAGATACATCACGCAGAACATCACGATGGTACTCTTCGCGAGCTCACGGGACCAGGAGAGGACTTCGTACCACTCCGGATTGCCGAGTATGCGCTTGATGGCCCTTATCTGGAAGGGTGCGAACTCGTATTTCGTGTATTTCGGGAAGAAGTATTTTATCCATTCGATGGGGCGTGCTTCCAGATAGGTCTTTTTCTTCTGGATTTCCGCTTCGGAAAGGGTCTCGACGGGTGTGGAGTTCCGTATGTCCGCCTTATAGTCGGCCCATTCCTTGAGTTTGAGTTTGTCTTCCTGTTTCATATCACAGCTGCTCTTTCAGGAACGCGTCCCATAGGTTCACGAAATCGATTGCCTTCTCCATATTCACAGGACGCAGCCATTCGGCGAAGCGTATGCCTGCGCTCACGAGATCGGAGATGCCTGTGTCCATCTCCAGCTTCTTGATGGCTGCGGAGAGTTTGGAGAGCGTGTCCGCCTGTGCCGGTGTGGCATAGCGTGTCCCCGGGTCGTTCTGACGTATGCACCTGTTGATTTCCTCTACCTGGGAATACATTCCCTTGAGCAGATGTTCACGGCTCACGGTCATTCCTGCCTTGAGTTCGTCCCATTGTCCCTCCTTGCACCATTTCGATATCGTCTGCCTGGTACTGCCGACTTTCGCCGCCACTTCCTCGAAGGTGTATTGTCCGAGCGTATAGATGTCCTTTGCCAGGGCTTTCTTCTTGTCATTTGTCAATGCTGCCATATATCCTATGTTTTTCGGCAAATATGCCCCTTTTAACAGCCGTTTGAAAATTTTAATTTTATGATAGTCAATATTTTCGACTGTCATAGTCGATATTTTCGAGTATGACAAAACGCCGATTTTGCGGTGTGCCAAATGAGGGTCATATTTGCGGAAAACGAATCAGTATGACCAAGAAATTTTTCAACATAATACCTTCTGAAGGCGAGTCCGCCTGCCTCCTCCTTTATGGACCGGTGGGAGAGGACCAGAAGGTGAGCCCGGCACAGGTGGTGACGGAACTGATGGAACTCCAGCGGGTCTATCGGAAGATTGACATAAGGATCAATTCCGTGGGCGGAGAGGTCTTCGCCGGCATAGCGATATTCAATGCCCTAACGGCATCGAAGGCTGACATAACCATATACATTGACGGCATCGCCGCATCCATCGCCGCAATCATCGCGCTGTGCGGCAAGCCTCTCTATATGTCCAATCACGCGAGACTGATGCTTCATCGTGTCCGTGGCGGAGAGTGCGGCACAGCTGATGAACTGCGTGCCGCCGCTTCGACTATGGAGAGGCTGGAGAGCACCCTTGCAGAGATGATTGCCGCCAAGTGCAAGTGCTCTGCGGAGGAGGTGTCGGCGAAATACTTCGACGGCGTGGACCATTGGTTCACGGCTGCCGAGGCGAAGGAACTTGGACTCATCGAGGGGATCTATGACATCGATGACGACAACGCACCGGGTGCGGATGCGACGAATGACGATATCTACAAATTTTTCACAAACAGGCTTGCCGGTAACGGTTGGCCACTAATCAATAATAAAAATATGGCTTTCATTGACGATTTGAAGGCAAGGCCTTCATTCAAGAACGCGACAACTGAAGAGCAGCTGATGGCGGAGATTGCACGTCTCGAAAATTCAGCGGCGAAAGTCAGTGCCCTGGAAGGCAAGGTCGCGGAACTCACTGCCCAGATTGCGGAATCCCGCAAGGCGGCACACACTGCACTTCTTGACCAGGCGGTCACTGAAGGTAAAATCACCGAGGCTCAGAAGCCCGCATTTCTCTCGCTTCTCGATACGGACGAGGAGAACGCCAAGTCCATCCTCAGTTCCCTTCCGCTTCGCAAGGCCGGCAAGCAGGTCGAGCAGTTCATTGACCAGCACGGAGACAAGAAAAGCGACATCCTCTCTATGAGCTGGGATGAGATTGACAAGGCAAACCGCCTCGCCGAGCTCAAGAGCAATTATCCGGAAGTCTATCAGCAGAAGTTCGATGAGGCTTTCAAAAAGTAACGTTTAAAAACTGTATAAATTATGGCAATTCAGAAAGAAATCTGGAGCAGGGACATCGTCGAGGGACTCTTCCCTGATAACTCCTTCGCATCTAAAGCAGTCAATGACGACGCATTCGTCAATGAGGGCAAGAAAGTGCACGTACCTAATGCCGGAGCGCCTTCCGGAGTGAAGAAGAACCGCTCAAGTGTTCCGGCCAGCGCTACCAAGCGCGTTGACACTGACGTCGAGTACACGCTTGACGAATACACCACCGACCCGATCTGCATCCCTCAGGCAGATACCGTTGAACTCTCATACGACAAGCGTCGTTCTGTAATCGCCCAGGACCGCGAGGAACTTCGTCGCAACGCACACGAAGGTCTGCTTGAGAGCTGGGCTCCGAAGCAGGCTGCGGGCATCGTCTATACTTCAGGTCTCGCGAAGGATGCGCACCTTAACAAGGCTACCGGTAAACGCAAAGCCCTTACCACCAGTGACGTGCTTGCGCTGATGACCAAGTTCGACGCAGAAGACATCCCTCAGGAGGAGCGCTATCTCCTTTTGGACGCAGTGATGTACGCCGAGCTTCTTGAGTCAATGACCAACACCGACAAAATCGGATTCTTCCAGAAGGCGGACGTCGCCAAGGGAGTGGTGGGAGAGCTCTACTCTTTCAAGGTGATGAAGCGCTCGACTGTCCTTCGTTATGCAGTGGCAGCAGGAGCGGCCACTGGGCTTGCTTCGACAGAAGCTGCCACCGACTGCGCTGCCGGTCTTGCTTGGCACGTGACCTCTGTCCGTCGTGCACTCGGTGAGGTGAAGATATTCGCTTCCGAGGATGACCCGACCTACTACGGAGACCTCTACAGCTTCCTCGTTCGTTGCGGTGGCTGCATCTCAAGGTCTGACAAGAAAGGCGTGTGCGCAATCGTGGGCATCACGGCCGAATAGTTCACCGGGCAGCCGTGTTCCGACTGCCCATTAAACTTTTATAACAATGGCATTACCAAAAATCAAAGTGGCTTTCCGTAACGGGATGCTTGGCACGGTGACGACCGGAGAGGACGGGGTTCTCCTCCTCTGCGCGAAGGGAACTGCCGTTGCCAACACATTGAAGACGGATAAGGCATATAAAATCTACAGGCTTTCAGGCCTTGAGGAACTTGGCGCGAAGGAGACGACTCACGCTGCTCTGTACAAGGCTGTGAAGCAGTTCTATACGGAGGCTCCGGAGGGAACACCGCTTTATGTCGCCGTCTATTCGGACGCGTCGATGTCTGCGTTCTGCGACAAGGACAGCGGCAAGCTCCGCTCGATTCTTCAGTCTCTGAAGGGTGCTGTGCGCGGAGTCGTCATCCTGCATCCGGATGAAGACAAGGCCGCCACAGTGGAAACGGGTCTGTCGAAGGATGTGTTCACCGCTCTGCCTAAGGCCCAGAAGCTGGGCGAATGGACGGCGGAGGAACTCTATGCACCGGTGTTCATTGTCCTGGACGGCTACGCCTACACAGGAAACGCAACTGAACTGAAGGATGTTTCCAAAGAGACGTCGAACAGGGTGATGATTTTCCTCGGCTCGGAGAGCCCGACGGATAAGCACACCGCCATCGGCTACGTCGCCGGACGTATCGCGAAGAGTCCTGTGCAGAGGAATATCGGCCGCGTGAAGGACGGCAGCATATCTGTGACAGAGCTCTATCTGGGCAGCAAGTCAGTGGAAGAGGCGATGGACGATGTCTCCGCCATCTACGAGAAAGGATATGTCACGCCTCGCGTGCACGTGGGCAGAAGCGGCTATTACTTCACCGATGACAGGCTTGTCGTCGCGGTGACTGACGACTATGCTCATCTTACTGCCAGAAGGACTATCGACAAGGTGCTGCGCATCGCTTACGACACCCTTCTGAACGGTCTTCTCGATGAGGTAGAACTGAATGATGACGGCACTATGCAGGAGCCAATCATCCGCAGCTGGGAGGCTGAGGTGGAGAAGGCTGTCAACGCATCGATGACGGCATCCGGTGAACTCGCCGCCGTCGACGGCTCCGGAGTGGAGTGCAGCATTGACGCTTCTCAGAATGTACGTGCCACTTCAACTCTTGAGGTGACTGTGGCAGCACGTCCGTTCGGCTATCCGAGGACCATTGTGGCGAATCTTGGTTTCAAAGTAGAATAGGAGGTCAATATGTTCAACAGTAGAGAATATGAATGGTCAGACGTGAACGTCGTCATCGGCGGACGTATCGTCACAGGTATCCGCTCTGTCAAGTACAAGGAGAGCAAGGAGAAGGAAGTGCTCTACGGCAAAGGCAACAAGCCGCAGGGCATCCAGCACGGCAACTACTCATACGTCGGAGAGGTGACCATCCTCCAGAGCGAACTTCAGGCGCTGGAGACTGCTGCAAAGGCAGCCGGTGTCAGCAGCATCCTTGAGCTCAGTATGGAGATAGTCGTGTCTTATGTCGATCCCGGAAAGGGAGGCGTCATCAGCACCGACATCCTTCACGGGGCGGAGTTCACAGAGAGTGAAAAGGGACTGGCACAGGGAGCGAAGTTTATGGAAATCACACTTCCGTTCATCTTCCTGAAGAAGTCAGGTATTTAGCGTCCGGGCCGGTCTTGCCGGCCTGGCATAATCAATTAACAAACAGGAATTATGTACACAATCAACGAAAGCAGAATAGCGGAACTGAAAGAAAAACACGGTTCAGTATATCTTATCAAGGTGGATGACAAGCAGGCTGTCTTCAAGAAGCCGAGCCGTCAGGACCTTTCCTATGCCACGGCCGTTTCAAGCCAGGGCAAGGACGCGGTGAAACTCGCGGAGACAATCTTGAGAAGCACCTTTGTCGAGGGCGACAAGGAGATTCTCGACAATGACGAATACTTCTTCGGGGCTATGCCCGTAGCGATGGAGATGTTCGAGACCAAACAGGGTGAGATAAAAAAGTTATAGAGCTTGCGGACGGCAGGCTGGAGGCTAATTTCATAGGATACACGGACACGATGATGAGATATTACCTCCATTGCGATCCGGACAGGATGACGGATGAGGAGTGGGCGCAGACCTTTGCGCAGCTCGCTGACATCCGCAAGCGGGAATCAGATGCCAACAAAAAATGAAGCTTATTGATTTCATAATCAAGTTCGCCTCCCAGGGCGATGCGTCGGTAGTCAATGCCGCTTCCAAGATTCAGGGCTCAATCGAATCTGCGGAACAGGCTGCCGACCGTCTCTCCACGACTGTAGGCGGCAAGCTGAAGCAGGCATTTATGAGTCTTCCTGGAGCAGAGTTCATCACCAATCCGATTGTCGCTATGACGGCGGGAATCGGAACGGTGTCAACTCTCGGTATGCAGGCGGAGAAGACCGCCAAATCGTTCGACGTGCTCGTGGGCTCGCAAGACAAGGCGGGCAAGATGCTCGATGAAATCAATGACTATGCGGACAATACGCTCTGGAGCCGAATGGATATGAGTGAAGCCGCTCAGAGCCTGTTGGCATACAGTGTTCCGGCAGAGAAGGTCGTCAAGAATCTGAAGATGCTTGGTGACATATCGCTTGGAGACAAGAACAAGATGTCAACCCTCGCAACGGTGTTCGGCCAGATATCGACCGCAGGACGCCTGATGACTCAGGATTACAGGCAGCTGCTCAACGTCGGATTCAACCCATTGTATGACATCTCACAGATGACCGGCAAGAGTATGGCCCAGTTGCAGGACGAGATGTCGAAGGGCACAATCACATTCGAGATGTTCGAGCAGGCCGTCATTCACGCCACGTCTGAAGGCGGGAAGTACAACAATATGATAGGTTCATTGGCCAGCACCACTTCCGGCAAATTCGAACAGGTGAAGGGAGCATTCATCGCTTCTCTTCTTGAGGTATATAATCTCATCCAACCTCTTGTAAGCGCCGTTTTATCGGGTTTGAACAGTGTTTTAACGGTGTTAAAGAATGTCATTCCTCATATATCGAACCTTATTCCTGTAATCGGAGGACTGGCTGCGGCAGTCGCTGCATACAACACTGTACAAATGATATCCAATGGCATTCTTAAAGGCCTGACGATTACTGAGGGCATTCACTATATGTGGCTGCTGCTGGTAGAGAAGGCTCAGTGGCTGTTGAACGCGGCGATGAGTGCCAATCCTATCGGCCTCGTAGTGGCTGCCATTGCTGCTCTTGTCGCCGGGCTCATTCTGGCGTGGAAGAAGTTTGATGGTTTCCGCGCTGCGGTGAAGGCGACCTGGGACACCATCAAGGGCTTCGGAGAGATACTGAAGAATTTTGTCATTGACAGGATTCAAGGGTTGCTCACGGGCATCGGCAAAATCGGTGAAGCAATCGGAAAACTCTTCAAGGGAGACTTCAGCGGCGCGTGGGAATCGGCTAAGGAAGGTGTGAAGGGTATTACCGGAGTCGAGGCTGCACAAAAGGCGGCAAGTGCAAGCAAGAACCTGTTGGGCGGTTTCAAGGATACTTATAACTCGCGTCTGGAGCAGGAGAAGTCAGGCGTTTCCAAGCCGGGAATTGCAGGAATGGTCGAGACTCCGGATATGAGTCCGTCAGCCTATGGCACGGGCACGACCAAGAGTGCCGAGTCCATAACGACAGGAGGCACACGCAACACCTCAATCAATATGACCATCACCAAACTCATCGAGTCTTTCAACGTGTCAATGGAGACGGCGGAAGATACGAATGAACTACAGGACAGGGTGACGGAATGTATGAACAGGGCTCTTGAAATTGCCCTAAGCGCAGCACGATAGTATGAAAGCGGGAGAATATACAGTAAATACTTTTGATTTCAAGAAGATTCTCAATGCGGTCCTAAATCCGTATGTCGTCATTCCTGGAATGAACACGACTTCCGTCAAGATGAATGACGGACTGGACTACGACTTTGCGTCGATGACGAAAAAGGAAGCTCTTGAAGTCCTTGCTGTCAATGCGCAGGGTATGCCGATGATGTTCCCGCTCGATCTGCAAATGGATGGAGGCGACTGGTGGAGATTGCCGTATGAGCCTTTGATTACCGTCACCGGCAAGAACTCTATCGTCAAGAAGAAAGTGTCTAAGGGAGCCGTAAGAGGCTCCATCAAGGAGAGATGGTGCCAGGACGACTACAGCATCTCGATAGAGGGACTTCTTATGGGTAGTGACGGGCAGTATCCGAAGGAGGATGTGATGAAGCTCCGACGCTTCTGCGAGGCTGCCAAACTGAAGGTGAGATGTCCTCTGTTCGAGGTGTTCTCCATCAGCCGGATAGTCATCGAGACATTCGATTTCCCGATGACAAGCGGACCGCAGAATCAGGGATATAAAATCGGAGCACTCTCCGATGATATGTATAAACTGTTGTTGAAGAAAGAAGACCTCAAAAAGATGTAGGTATGTTCACGATGATGTATGACATAGAGATTGGCGGCTATAAGGTCGGTGTTCTGGACGGTGTCGAGGTAAGGCGCAGCGTCGAGACATTGGCGGACAGCGCCGTCATCAAGCTTCCGGCTGCGGAGTATAACGCCGCGCTGGAGGTGGAAGACAAGATCCATCGTGGAGACACTGTACGCATCCGGCTCGGATATGAGGAGGTCGGAATGACGGAGGAGTTCTCCGGCTATGTGCAGAGGATAGGCACGGACAACGGCACCATTACCGTCGAGTGTGAAGACAGCCTCTACAACTTCCGCAAGGAACTCAAGGACGCCCAGTACAAGGACATTTCCTTGCAGTCCCTGCTGAAAAAGGTGATTGCCGAAATCGGAGGAGGCTACACCATAAACTCAACCTATTCGTGGAGTTATTCGAAGTTCGTGGTGTCGTGCGCCACTGCTTACGATGTCCTGAAGAAGGTACAGGAAGAGTCTGGCTCGGACATCTATCTGGAGGGCAAGACTCTGCATATACACGCTCCGGGAGAGAAGATAGGCAAGGATGTACTGTATGATTTCTCTCAGAATGTACAGAAGTGCGACCTCAAGTATTGCAAGGCGGAAGACCGCAAGGTGAAGGTCGTCGTCAAAGCGCTTCTTCCGGACGGGAAGGTGAAAGAGATTGAGACCGGCTCTACAGGCGGAACGAAGATAGAGGTCAAGTGTGCCGCCAATGACGACAAGTCAATGAAGGAGCGCGGCAATGCCGAGGTGAAGCGCAGAAGCTTCGACGGATACGAGGGCAGCATAACGACCTGGCTGTTTCCTGTCATAATGCCTGGAGACAGTGCACAGCTGCACGACAAGGACTATGACTACAAGGACGGCAAATACTTCGTGAAGGCTGTCACAACCACATTCGACAGCAGCGGGGCAAGCCGTAAAGTTGAACTTGGATTCAGATTGAGTTGATATGGCAGGAGAAGCAAGACTGGCGAAGAATATCCGCGACATCGCAGGAAATTCGCAGATTGCCATCTACCAGGGAATAGTCTCGAAGGTGGATGGATCATCCTGTACGATAAAGTTCGGCCGGCAGGAGATTACGGATGTGAGGCTGCGGGCATCATTGTCAAAGAACGACAAGCAGATACTCATCGTGCCTCGCAAGGGAACGGCGGTAGTGGTCGGCTCCCTTTCCGGAGACCTTTCGGAACTGGTGGTCCTGAAGGTGGATGAAATTGAAAGCATCGAGGTTAACGGCGGCAAGCTCGGAGGCCTCATAAACATAGAAGATTTGACAAAGAAATTAAACAACCTTGTGAATGAAGTGAATGCGCTGAAGAATAAATTCAACACACATACGCATACTGTGGCGACTACAGGCACATCAGCAGCTCAAAGCGGAACTGCGGCTCCTGTGACATCACCTGCGTCTGCGGCTTCGAAATTCGACAAGGCTGATTATGAAGACAAGACAATAACTCACTGATATGGCAGGGGTGGAGGTCATAAAAATAGATCTTTAAAAATCTCCACGG